AACACTCTTTAGGCTTTTCTCTCTCACCTCAGCTACTTCATCTTGTCCTATAATTGGTCTGCCTTCCTCAACTCTTTCAGCTTTAAACTCTTCTTCTGCTTCATCTGCAAGCATTTCGTCAAATTCTCTTAGCTCTGTATTGTCTAGGGTCAATCTAACTATCTCACCTTTCTTTAACTTAGTTCCACTTAAAGGGATATAATGTCTTTCAAGTACTCTTTCAATAAAGAACCCTATATTCTCTTTAACAAGGTCAAATCCTTTAGCTCCACTTCTTGACTGAATAGCCCCTACTGTAGCTGTAGTTGTTGCGGCGACACTTTTCACCTGTAACAGCTTCAAACGCTCCTGTTACCCCTCTACTGCCCATGTTTGAGCTACTTCCTCATCCTTGTAAGATGCTGAACTTGCTTCTTGCTGTACTAGTTGTTCTACATCATCCATGTTCTCAACCGGTAAAGCTCCATTAACAGCCAATCGTTTCATCATTTGAGGTGTGATTCCTTTGCCTTTCTTTATCTTCCAAAGTCCTAAAGATGATACTGTAGCTCTTATAATACGAGTATTAACTATCATGTTTTGATAAGCCTGTAAGAATAAAACCTTTTCAGCTATACCTCTTCCATACCATCTAACATCCATTCTAGTGTACCAAACTTCTTCATAAGGCTTTAGCCCTTTCTTGTTCTCTTCAATCAGATGAGTCTTATATCCTCCGTTATCTGTTTCTGAAACTATGATTCTACCTTTAATCTGTTCTAAATCATCTGGGTTTCCTGTAATAAGCGATTTAGGCATTAATCCCCATCTTTCATAGCCTACTACAAGTTTAGTTTCTCCTCCTCCTTCGCCTCTAGTCTCAGTTCCAAATACATTGTTCTTATCTACATTTTCAGTGCCAGCGATATCTTCTGTGTTAACAAGTCCTGGCATTCTTTTAAACTCTTCTGGGGACATTACAAACCTTTCAATAACAGCGTCATCTTCTTGGATAGTTCCTCCTACTGGGTCTTTATAGAAATTTAAGAGGTCAATCTGTTTAATCAGAGGTATCTTTTTACCGTCTATTCCTTCACCTTCCATTATCTTCCATACCACAGTCCCATCTATCGCTAGACTTCTTTCCATCTTATTTAAGTCTTCACCAAATCCTTGTTTATCTAGTTTGTTCTTAATGTACGCTTTGACAAGTCTAGAGAAGATTATCTTTCTAGGTTTCTTTGATATAAAGTTTACATCCTTTTGGTCTATGTCTATATTCTTAACAGTAGCTTCTACTAAACTCTCTGTTAAAGGTACAAAGGTTTTATCTCTGCCTGTTTGTGTGTCTTTTGGTTTATTAAAAACACCCCAGTAATTCTTTCTACAAGCTTTAATAACCTCTCGCATGTTAAATGCGACTTTATCCGTCACCCAAACAGTAGCGTTTTCCCATTCTGATTTTTCACTGGAAACAATGTGTGCTGCTCGGCTTTCGATGTCGCTGTTGCTCATCAAATCCATATTGTTATTTTCAGTGACGGATAGTTCCTACTGTATATTATTGTTAATTTAAGTCTGTTTCGTACATGTTAAAGTCTTCAAATTCTATTGTTACTGGCTTTAAATCATCCATGCCATATCTTACTGCATCCATGCAATTATGGGCAATCACCCCGTCTGCTAGTAGGCAATGAGTGTCCTCAACTTCTAAATCGTAGGTTACAGCTCTGCGTCCTCTGGTAATCCTTTCAACCGTCTTCGTCTTGCCTTCATTTTGCAATTCAGGTGACAAAACCTCGCTGATTTTGCTAATTGAGTTGTCTTGAACTTCTTGTGACAATGGTTGCATTCTCTTTCTATCGGAACTCTCTTTTTGTATGCTTCTATGCCCTGTGCCCTGTGCCATTCTATACCTTCTTCTGAACAGTGCCACTTCTTTGAAGCCGGACCTGCTTTCTCTATTAAGTTTTTTGTCGCTCGCTCTATTCTTTCCTTCGAGTATTTGTGCTTTTTGGCATGTTCTTTCGGCGATAGACATTCTAAATTGTCTTTTAAGTTGTTTGCTTTGTTTTTGTCTTTGTGGTGTATTTGATGTTTTTCTGGTATTTTTCCATTCTCTAATATCCATACAAACCTGTGCATAGAGATTTTTTGCCCATTTGGGAATCCCTCGTAATAACCAGTATTTTTGTGTTTGTGGAACTTGTGCCCTTCGTAGACTTGATACATTGTTTTCAGTTAGTTTGTTAGCTTCGTACATAACTGATTGTATCACATCACCAACTTTAGTAAAACCAATTTTTTGCCAATCTCCATTCGGTAATAGTATTGTGTGCTCTGGTGTAGTTGTTAATCTCCTTCCTCCTTTAAAGTGTAATGATATTACCTCTGTGTTTATTTTAGTTTGTCTAACGTTGGAAAACTTCTTAATCTGTCCGCCTCTGCTATATAAATATCCTTCTTTGCCGACTAACTCATCTATTCTTCTTTCTCCCTCTGTAGTATATATCAATGTTTCTGGTGCAAAGCAGTCTGATAGATAATGGTCAGGGACATTTAGTATCTTGCCATCTTTATCAGTCTTCCATAGATAATTCCTGTAAGCCTTTATTGTATTTAAACTTCTTTTAGTTACACTTATGCTTTGTCCTTGAACATACTGTATGCCTTGATTAACACTTCCTGGTCCTTTCTTAGCTCCTTGTATGTTTACACCGTAATCTCTTATCTCGTCTATACTCTTAGGTTCTGCCGAATCTGCTATAACCAAGGCTTTATTCTCTTTGCTGTTCAATATATCAGCTATTTGCTTATTACTCAATCCTTTAAGGTGAGTTACTTCATCCAATATATATCCTCCGTTATAATAGTATATTGCTACTATAGAGGTAGGGTCATTACTATATCCGAAGTCCAAACCATATCTTTCTAGTCTAGCTTCATGAGGTATTTCATCAATTATCTCCCATCCTTTATATATCTTACCCTCTACTTCACCGAGCAATCCTAATCCATATACTTGCCACCATCCTTTTCTGTTCTTTCTAGCTTCTATACTAGATATAATCTCTTTGCTTAAAGCTTCGTTGTCTTTGTATGTTAATGTTATAAAGTCTACATCATCTCTCTTGCCTTTAACATCGGTGTAGAACCAGAACTCATTAGTTGGATTCCAGTCTAGGAATATAAACTCTTTTGTTCTTACCTCTACTTGGTCAAATGAATCTAGTGTTAAGTTGTTAGCTTCATTCATAAAGCATCTGTCTCTTCTACCACCTCTTAGCTTATCTGATTGGTCTGCTGAGAAGAACTCCATTTGGCTTCCAGTCTCAAATGTATATATACTGTCTGTTGCATTCCATCTAGTATCGTTCCAGTAGTGATGTGATTGCATTATGTTCTTAAAGTCTCTTATAGCTCCACGTTTTAAATGAGGTGTGCTTTCTGATATTACAGAGGTTAGTTTCTTTATCTTATCTGTTTGGCTTAAAGCTATTAAGAATAATAATATACTAATAGTTTTACTTGCCGAAGTTCCACCTGCTACAGCTCTAATCTTCTTCTTTAGGGCTATTATCTTCCGAGTGCTTGTTGTCTCCTTGAATAGCATAATCTTTTAAGTTTATAATAGGTTGTATTTTATCTCCTCCGCTTGTTATATCTGTTTGATTCTTGATTGTTTTAGGCAATACTGCCAACACAAGCTTTTCTTCATACTCTGTTAGCTCTTGGCTTGATTCTACTTTATCCCTTACTTTCTCCCATAGTTTATTGACTGCAAAAATCTTGTCCTTCTCTATATAAGCAGGCTTTCTACCACTATTCTTATTACCTGTGTTTCCGTAATTTGTTCCCATCGTTTTAAAATGATTAAGTTTGCTAATCTTACAAGAATTTCTTATTAATAAAGTCTAATATCTCTCTATCGTTTAATATTTTAGTTGGTTTATCTGGTTTCTTATTTGCCCATATTTCTTCCATTTCCTTACTGGGTTGTTTATGGTTGTTCATTGCCTGTAATCCATTTGTCATACTATTGCCTTTAGTTGTTTTTCAAATTGTTCTAGGTCTACTGCTTCTGGGAATCTATGTACTACACTATAAATAACATCCTTAGCTATCTCTAATCTGTCCTCAGCTATTCTTCTTTG